GTAACTGATTCTGCTTCTTCCACCCAAACTATGTCCAGGCCTTCCATTGATTTAATCTTAGTGATGTTAGAACGCATACCTTCAAAGATAAACCTTGAACCATTAGTACCTAGTATCTGAGTCTTTTGTACATCAAAGTAAGCACCTAAGCCCATGCGCTCAATAGTATCACCTAGTAGTTGTAACACTGAGTCTTGAATAGATCGTTGTATCTCACGAGAGCATAGTATTCTTACTGGTTTTTCCCATGCTTTCTTTACTAGCATTGATGCAATAGTCCAAGACTTACCTGATCCACGCCCACCATAAGCAATCTTATATCTATGTGGCTTTAGGAAAGGTTCAAACTTTCTGGTTACATCTACATTAACCTTCATCGTAGTCTTCTACTTCTCCACCATCAATAATGGTTACAATCACTTCATTGTCATTCTGCATTGATCCAGCTAAGTTAATATCTTTAGCATCACCATATCCACGATCCTTTAATACTGCGGGTGCAAACTTATTCAATACAACAGGGTTACGGTCTTCAAATACATGCTTGGCTATCTCATCTTCCCATCTATCTCTTAGGGCTTCTTTAGCCTGATCTACCGCCTCTGCGAAGTTGTCGGATGTGTTTAACCACTCATAATAAGTTGATCTATGTATATCAGCAGTTCTACAGGCTTTAGAGATGTTGCAATAACCAGACACCATGCCATTAATAAACTTGATCTGTTTATTGCTTAATCCTGTGCCTATTAGTATAGGTAAATTATCCGTCATGGCATAGCCCCTTCTACGCCTTTGAATGATCCATCTACTGTATCAAACATAAACGTAACTTCTTGGTTAGTAAGATCTACGCAGTCACATACTGGATCGCTCATACCTCTCTGAAAGAAAGAAACATAAGTGTATTCGTCACCTTCTATGATGATCTTATTGCTAATACCATCGCCTACATCTTTAGTCATCATTATTAAAAACTGTTGTAAGTCACTCATTGCCTTCTTCCCATAATTCGTTATAAGGTTTAATTCGGTATTGCTCGTCTTCCAAGAACATAGGCATATCTAGGTCTTCCCAATGGCTAACGCTCTTATCGCAACAAAGTGTCTCTAGCTTCTGAATGGTGTAACCCTCAGCAAAGGCGTGTATAACTTCTGCGTGTATGTGTTGTGTCATCTCTTAATTCCCATTGATTCATAATACAGGTCTTCAGGTCTTGGGAGCATAATGCCATACTCGCTTACAAATATATCTATCTGCTCTAGGTAATCTTTAAACTCGCCCACCTTTAATTTAGTTGTGCTTCGTAACTCTTTGATAACACTAAGTTTTGTTGTAGTCTCAGTATAACCTAAGAACTTGTCTCTTAATATAGCATGTGTTTCATCCTTAGTGTAACCAAGTTCAGGGCTTATGACTGTTCCTATCCACTCCCAATATAGAGAATTTTGTTTCTGACTGCGAGACAACTTATCTCTATCTATAGAAACAATAGCTTTATCGTCTTCAGGATACTCTTTAAAGTGAGCCTGTATCATTGATTCAAGTATGTGTTGCTTAGGCTTGGTTCGTTCAATAACACGCTTCACATCAATCCCTTGCTAACTAAAATCTCTTGTGTTCGTTTCATACCCATTAGGTGACTCAATAGTAGAAATTCTTGTGAATAATCAGTTTGTACACGCCCATCAAGAACATCATGACAAGAATGACAACAATAAGCACCATGGATATCAAGACACTTAGCGCCCATACCACCGCCATTAAGATGAGCCAACACCACTGTTTCATTATTAGGACCACCATAGCATCCATCTAGTCTGATAGTACATGCTTGGTTTCGTGCTGATTTAGTTATCTTTGACATTAGTGCAATTCAATCCTGTGGTATTTTTCTTTTGCATTTAGGTACGCCTTTCTCGCTTCTCTCTCGTTATCATAACTGCCAAGACTTGTCTTTTTTCCATTGAGTTTTATTTCCGCTTTAAACTTATTAGTAGGCTTATTCCAATAGTATCCTTTTGCATTAGGTCTATTAAAACTATTCTCTTGGTTTGTAACAAGTCTTAAATTGCCAATACTATTGTCATCCTTGTTTCCGTTGATATGGTCAACACATAAATCTTTATCTATTTCACCATTATGGTATATCCAAATCATACGATGAGCAAAATACCTAGTGCCATTGACACTAATTACTATATAGCCATTATCATTAAGACAGCCTGCAACATCGCCAACCTTTACACGGTTACTTCTGCTGACTTTACGAATCAAATTACCATCTTTGTATTCAAATAATTCTTTTAATAAGTCTTTTGTCATTTCCTATTGACCCCTCGCTGATTTAGTTATCTTACTCATAGTACGTTTATCTGCCAATCAATACATGCCTCAATAACATCTGCCACTGAGTACACTACTTTAACTTCAGCACATGCTTCTTCAAGTCTTCCTATCATCTCTATCTGAGCAGGGCTTAATCTACCTTTGCCACCTGTTGTTGACTTGGGTCTCTTTACCTCTAGGAAAAACGCCATTCCATCTTTAATAATACATAAATCGGGAACACCTGCCTTTACACCTTCTGCCTTTAGTTTCTTAGC